TTGCGTAAACACTTGGTGTAGTATTAAGTGCCATTGGAACATCTTGACTACCAAGACGAAATTCCAATTCTTCTTTATCTACATTAGTGTAGGCAACAGGTGTTGTTTCATCAGCACGAGAAGCCAATACTTCAAGTGCTGACATAGTAAGAACATCTTCTTCTAATGCGAAGTTTAATGTTCCAACTATATCATTCACCTCAACTTGTGCAGTTAAAGATGAATACCCAATGAATGAAGCAGTTAATGTATAAGTTCCTGAGGCACCAACATCAATAGTGTATTTACCAGATTCATCTGTTACACCACCTTTATCAGTTCCTTCAACAACAACATTAGCTCCAGCCAATGGTTCTCCCTCACTATTCACAACTCCTACGACCGCTTGTCCCCAAAGGAACATTGGTGCAAGAAACATCAATAGTGAAGTTGTTAGATTACGATAATTCATAATCGTTCTCCTATCATTGTTATTATGAAATGACACATTTTTCTACAGGTGTGTCGTCTGCCTGTCCGCATTTCTTTACTCTTAATTTGCATAATCTTGGTCATCGTTATCACCAGTGGTAGGGAAAATTTCACAAGAATCATTATTACAAAATTTTTCTACATCCGCTGTTTCATTTTTAATTGAACCAAAGTTTAGTTTACCAAGTTTTGAAAGTTCTTTTTGATAGGTCTTTTCATCTATCGCTTCATAAGGCATTTGTTTGTATGCTCCATAATCATGTCTTGGTAATAATGAAATTCCTTTCAAATGATATTGAAAATAATTTAATACATATTGTAATTCATCGGTCTCTGTTTCTGGATTAAAAGTTGCCGTACAACTAACTTGGTTATCTGCCCAATGTCGTTGCATAAATGCTGCTAAACTAAATTGTTCCCAAATAGATAATTCACTCAAAGTTCTAATCCCCTTTCCTACATCAACTGGGACTTCAACAACCATTGTCGTGTCTTCTGAACCAAATGCTGATTCTACTTTATAATTCGCTTTTTTCAATGGTTCTAATAATTCTGATTGATTAGATAATCTCACTCTTCTAATATAAAACCGACTCTCAGGATAATGTAACCCTGGTGTCGCTCCTGCTAATAGTGAAACTGTACCACTTGGTTTTACAGATGTAGTCTTGATTGACTTGGGTACCGCTAACCAATCTGAATAAATTTTATCCCACTCTTGAATTGTAGTATAACCATCGTTCAACCAATTTCTTAATTCTTCCATTCCATGTTTCGTAATAAATTGTGCAACACCACTAACAGAACATCCAATTCTACGGTTTCTTAACATAACTCTATTAGTATCACTCCAATGAGTTTTACCAAGTGTTACTGTCTTGGCATACAGATAGGCATATTTTAATGTCTTCTTATAATCTTCTAATGAATCGTGATTACTTGGAAAAGTTTCAACAAGACAACATAACTCATATGATTCAAGTGTTTGTTCTAAACAAGGATTTCCACCTGCTGCTCTATGGTCTTTCCAATCCTTTCCGTTTTTCATCCTTGAGTATCCTCTCATATTCTCCAACCACGCTAAACCTGGTTCACCATTGTCTGTAATTCTTTTACAGATATCACTATAATCCATACCAAGTTCTGCAAATAAAGAATTATTAGAAGTCCAACCATATTGTTCTCTATGTGGATTTACTTTATAATTTTTTAAATCTAAATATTCATCTGAGTTTGGGTCTCCGAACACAATTTCGGCTGTTCTTCTTACATTTCCTGCAACAACACACTTCCCTATAAGATTCATAATATCAACAATTGTAGTGATTGTAATTGGTTTACCACTATTCTTTTCAAGTATCTTTCTAATTGCTTCGTGTACTATCAGTAATGGTTCAGACCCACTACTTACTCCACCAAATCCACCTATTGGTGCACCTGCTGGTCTTATTTTTTGATAGTCAAACTCTACTGGAGCAGTACCATGAAAGTAACTTTCCAATAACATACCAAGTGATTCTACCCACCCCTCTCTCGTATCTGGTATAACAAAGACTTGTTCATCTCTATCTTTCTTTATTCCCTTAACAAGTATTTGTCCAGCACCTTTTGTATCAAACCCAACTCCAACACCTAACATACTTGCATCCATTAAGAATGTAAAAGGTTTAGAGTAATCATCTTTTAGTGTTTCAGTTGATACAAATGCACAATTGTTTAGGGCGGCATATAATCCCTTTTCTTCTGTGATAGGAGTTCCCATTGCCCACAAACCACGACCGGGGGGCAAAAACTTCATATTAAATATTCGGTCATACATTTCTTGAGCTGACTTCTGTGCTTGCCAAGGATTCCAACCAAGACTATGTGAATCAATCCAATACTTTTGCATAGAATAAGTTCCCTCTACGACTCTTCGGATAGTTTCCCACCACTTTTCATTTTTTCCATTTTTTTTAATACGAGAATAAGTTCTCATATAAACTAATTCACCTAAACCATTAAAACCAAATGGTACTTTCTTCCTTTTATATTTATTTATAAAATTTTCTGATAATATAAACTTATCCATCTTCACATTTCTCCATAACTCTCTTTTAAATATTTTTACTTCCTACTTTAAGTAGTCTTATATTCATATATTGCCGTAAAGTATTTACCCCATACTGCTGAATTTTTTTGCTAACTCTTTTCTAACAAACTCATTACCTTGATTCATCTTTCCTTGTTGTTCTTGACCACCCGCTGAACTTTCATCATAGATGAATATCTGACCATTTGATGTATCCATCTTACAAGGTAGAGTCATTCCATCTGGTCCAAAACGATTCTTGATTATATGCCATCTACCAGTTCCAGAAATCTTATCGTTTACTTTTCTACTTAGACTCATTACGAAATCCGCTGTCATGACTTTACTATATGCCTCTGCTACTTTAGATGCATCAATCACATCTTCTTCAAGTGAACTTCTATTCGCTTGTGACGCCGTCCATATTGGTATTTCATAAGTTCCCGCTAAACCTCTCAAGTCCTCATAGATATTACCAAGTGCGTGTCTATGTTCTTTAGTTGAAGAAACATCTCTAAGTAAATCTGCGTAATCAACAATTACTATATCTGGTTTATATCCCGCTAACATTGTTTTTTCAATATGTGCTGATAAAGAATTTACGGTTGCTGCTTTTGTTGGAAAGTATTTTAGAATTAAATTACCTGGTAGGTTTTTTACTTTCTTCTCTATCTTTTCTCTTTCCCATTTCAAGTTTTGCATTGCTATCTCAGTAAAAGATGCATCGTATCTCAACCCAACATAAGCCTCATTCAACTCTAATGAATAATGAATAACATTTAATTTCTTCTTAACAGCCGCAGTACCAATTACTACGAGTCCCCAAGATTTACCGATACCTGCTGGTGCTACCACAACCCCAAGTTCTCCTGCTGCTAAACCACCCCCCATCAATTCATTTACACTATCCCACTTCGTTGGAACACACTTTCTTGCTGATTCTTCAAACCTTAAATCAATATCAACTTTATAATCATGTCCTATATCTCTTTCAGTTCCCGCTTTCATTGCGTCATCAACCAACTTCTTGATACCATCAAAGTTACCATTACTAAGTAAGTCAACTGATTGTAATATTGCGTTCTTTAAATTTTGATTTCTACAAAAGTCAATACATTTTTCTTTAACAAATTCTAAATCTTCTGCATTAACATATCTTGTAGCACCTTTTAAGTTCTCAACTACACCGACTTTTAAAATCTCATTATCAATTTCTGATAATGCTATTTTTATTGCGTCCATAGTAGGAACTTTTTTGTACTTTATAAAATATGTCTTTATCATATCAACAATCCACCTATCAGATTCAGATTCAAAATAGTTTGTTTCCAGAATATCCATTATCTGTTGGATAAATAATTTGTCTTTGATTAGACAGACAATTGTCTTTGTTTGAAATGCTTTTCCGTAATTAGTAAAAGTTTCTACTTGGTTCATTTAGAACTCAAAAATGCTTGTAAAGTTGTGAAAGAAGACCGAATCCAATAATCAAGATTCTTAAATGCACCAAACATTTTATCTTCCATAAGCATTTGGTTAATAGTCCCTCTACGAAGACCACAATCATTTGAATCCAATATACTTCTAATCTTTGATTTTGAAGTTGCTGGAATATCAACATCTAATAATTGCATAAGTTCATAATTTCTGTGTAGTTTATCACTATCATTAGATATGGTTTCTAAAACCTTTGCTTCTGATTTATGTTCGTTAGAATATTTAAGAATATCGTCTATATTAACTATCTCTTCTTCAAACAAAAGAGGTAGTTTTTTTTGAATAGTTTTATAACCACAACCCTTTACTCCATCTATGTCATCAGATTTATCCCCGTCCAAAGTCCTGAATATCAAATAGTTTTGTGGTGACATACCAAACTCATGTTCAACCCACTTTTCATCTTGTGTCATTTTTTTAATTGGATTCCATATTGTAACTTTTTCATTAATCAATTGAATGAAATCTCTATCACTTGAGTAAACTACTTTCTCTGAATCTGGATATAAATTAGAACATACATAACCTATCACATCATCAGCTTCCATACCATCAAACATCATAGTCTTTATAGGCAATGCTTCTAAGTAGTCAAAGAGTCTCACAATCTGTCTTTTCATTGCTTCTTCTTCGTTTATACCAGAGTGAAAATCAGTTCTATTTAATCTACGATGAACTTTTCTGTTTGCTTTATAGGTAGGAAATAGTTTTCTTCTTTTAGTAGAACCACCTTTACCATCAAAAACCACAATACAAGCGGTTGGTGATGTTGTTCGTATTGCTAATGCAATTGATTTAAGAGACCCCGCTAATCCACCTACATGAGTACCATCATCATTAGTAGTTGGATTAACAGAAAAGTTTCTTATAAAAGTATTCAAACCATCTATCAAAAGTATTCTATCATTTTTATCTGAAAAATTTGATTGATGTTCTTTTTCGTCTACAAGGTCATTGAACATTTCCAAATAGTTTTTTGGCATATTCTATTCCTTTACTTCTTCGTCATATTCTACATTGTCACCAATAGTATAATTTGGTTTCTCTTTATATTTCAGTACAAGTTTTTCACATATCAAACCATATAAATATTTTCTCATACCAGGTCTATTTAGAATTTCTTCAAATTCTTTTGCTTGAAATTTGATATCTTCATCTTCATATTTCAATGTATACCACGCTCCCCCAGACTTAACAAGTTTGTAGTTTTTAAGAACCTTTAATATACTACCAATGTCATCAATACCAGAATCAAAGTAGATATCAAAATCTGCGTGTCTCATTGGAGGCCCCATCCTATTCTTTACTACTTGACATTTAGTCTTAATACCGATTGTTTGGTCTTGTCCAGAAACTTTCTTTTTTATCTGACCAAGATTCTTTAATCTCAACCGAACAGAAGAATGGAATGCTAATGCTTTCCCCCCACTTGTAGTCCAAGGGTCTCCGAACATAACACCCATCTTCTGTCTCAATTGATTTGTGAATAAGAGACATATCTTTTCACGACTAATTAGATTAGTTATTTTTCTCATTGCCTTTGATATGACTATTGCTTTAGTCGTTGCGTATCCATCTTTATCAAAGTCCGTCTGCATTTCTACTTTCGTTGATGCGGCTGCTACTGAATCAACCACAATTGTAACCAACCTATCTTTATCTGAACTACGAATCGTATCTATAATATGCTCAATGGCAGAGAATATGTCTTCAATTATATCAAGTGGAACATATAACATTTTTTGTAAATCAACGCCTATTGCTTCTAAGAAGTCATGACTAACCGCACTCTCTGTGTCTATATAAACTGCAACACCACCCCGTTTTTGGGTGTTTGCAAGAGTGTGTGCTGCTAACAATGATTTTCCAGATGCTTCAAGACCTGTAACCTCTGTTATTCGTCCAACGGGTAATCCACCATTAGGTCGGTTAGATATTACGACATCTAACATTGAAGACCCAGTAGAAACCCAATCTTTAATTGAAGATGGTGATTCAGTAGCCCCATCAAGAAAGTATGCGACTTTCCCATCTTTAAACTGCTTATTTAATTTATCGGCAAGAACACTAGCCAGTTCATCCCTAACAGTCTCTTTTATTTTCATAAATTTTCCTTTATATAAAAAAGTGGGCAGTTAGGCATATAAACTTTGCTGCCCACTATATTATTTTGGTATTTTAAGAATTAGTTATTAAACAATTCGTCAAACGCGTCACTTACATTTGTGACTTTAGTAGTAGTAGAAGATTTTTCTTCTGATGTTTGTTCAGATTTAGAACCTTCTTCAACAGCAACCGCTTCTTCTTCATCACCATCATCATTTGGATTTAACCAATTCTGAAGAATATCTTTCAACTCATCATAAGTCATCTCTTGAAAGATGTCTTTCATATCAGTTTGATTCTCAACCCAATTCTTCATTTGAGTTTCATCAGATGATACTGGAGTTTGATTTGGTTTTACCCTAATCGTTGTTGTTGGATATGACTTACCAGTTTCTTCTGGCATTTTGACTTCAACTTGAACATCTCTACCACTTACTGGGTCTGTAATGTCGCCATAGTCTGGGTCTGCTAAGATAGAAAGAAGTTCTTCATAAACCATCTTTCCAAATCCCCAGAAACGAACACTCTCACCCTCTTCTCCACGAACAACTACGGGTGCAAATGTACGAAGTTTTGGAGTAAGTTTCTTAGACAGATTCCAATCTTCACGACTACCAGTAGACTTTAGTCTTTCTGAAAACTCTTGAATAGGGTCTGGATTACCATGTGTAATCGGTGAAAGATAAGTTCTCTTATTGATATCGTAATGAAAATACTGCTCAATAAAAGCACCTGCTACTGTCTCATCGTTGGCGAACTTATAAGGTAATATACGAACAACTTGTTTACCAGGTTGTGGTTTGTACATATTATTAGTTCTTGAAGTTGTTGTCTGAAGTGAATTAAGACGATTTCGGATTTGGTCTAAATTAAGAGCCATGTTATTTCTCCTTGTGTATTTGTTATTTATTTATTCATCAATGTTTAGTTACTATTTACTGTAACCAAATATAAATATCTATAGAAAGCTGAAAACACCAATTTATTTTTAATTAGTTTTAAAGTTTTCCCACTCACTCTCTTCGGCAAGTTGTAATAGTGCTTCAATCAGTTGTGGAACAAATTTAGGATTCAATGCAACACCTTTCTTAGTTGGTATCAACTCATCGTTATCGTTTTTACCATGTACTCTGATATCAACGAACTTACTATCTTTGTATTCTGATTCTTGAACTACTATAACCTCACGAGAATTTTTCTCTATTATTTTCATGTGTAACCTATTTGTTTATTTTATACATCTATTATTTTATAAAGTTTTGTCTTTATAACTTTTAACCCCTCTTCTCCAGTTAGTAACATAGAGTTACTATAATTCTCCCAAGGAATCGGGAAATTCTTATCCATAGTACCATCGTTTAACAATATTACTATTTCATTTATTGCGTTTATAGTATACAATGTATTCGTATGTTTCTTTCTATGTAAAGAAATAGTCTGTGGTAAGTGTATACTACTCCCCTTGACAACATTATAAGTTAACATCATTTGCCTATTATTGTCAAGGTTTTCCAGTAAATAAATTTTCTTGAATACAACATCGTAACTCTCTTTGACAAGGTCAACTATGCCTTTAAAGTCTCTCCTTGTAGAAAAAGAACATAAAAGTTGAGTATTCATTATCCACAAAGTCCGAGTTTTTTAGTTGCTATAGCCATACACTTCTGATATTCATTACCCCATACCATAGAGTCTTGTACCATACCACCTGGACCAGATTTTGACCTACAAGTTTGTGTTGCTATTACTCTACCTTTATGGTCATAAATTATTGCTTTT